ACTTCTTTTGGGGATTTGAAAAAGTCTTTGAGCAAGAAAGAGGAAGCAGGTTAAGGTCAATAAATAAAAAATACTTGACAAGGGGGATTCTTTGATTTATACTATTTATTATGCTAAATATAGATGGAGTATATACTGTTTCATGCAGTCATTGATAATATGGGGAAAATAGGGGCAAAATTCAAATTAACCAAAAAAAGAATAGAGATAATATGTGGTAAGATCGAAGAAGGTGTTCCCAACAAATATGCTTGTGTTTTTGGTGGTATTTCGGAATCTGGCTTTTATAATTATCTTGCATTAGCGAATAAGTTATACGCTGAAGGTGGGGAGTTGACAAATTCTATAAGCAAAATGAATGAAAAAGAAAAATTACTTATAGAATTTGTGGAGTCTATAAAAAAAGCAGAAGCGAAAGCTATATCCAATAATATTGGAATAATTCAATCGGCTGCAAAAACTACATGGACGGCAGCGGCGTGGTGGCTTGAAAGAATGCATTATGAAACTTTTGGTAAAAAAGATAGACATGAGCATACAGGAAAAGACGGAGAACCTATCAAGACAACTCGCATCCCACAAAAAGCCGTTAAGCAGATGGCTGACGAGTTAGATAAAATGGATATATGAAAAAGTATCAAAGAGCGAGAAAGTCTTGTTTGTTGTTGAATCAATATTTAATTGGCGAAATTAACCTTGAAGAAGATAAGATTCTGTATTACATGGGGGAAATTCAAAGAGCAAGCAAGAAGTCATTTTTTTTTTCGCAAAGTATGTATTAGGATTTAATCTACTTACCGAGCAAACCCACAAAAAGTGGGCAGACGATCTCCAGTCAAATTTTCTTAAATTTAATAGGCTTATGAGGTTGAAGCCTCGTAAGACTTTTAAGACGACACTCTACGGCGAAGCCTTTATCCTCTGGTTGTGGGCGATCGTATCCAGAAAACTGCATATATTTTACACTTCCGCAAATGCAACACTGCTTAAAGAAGTAGCTACACACTTAAACTATTACCTGAAAACTGGAAATAACAACTTATATACTTTTGTCTTTGAGATTGAGAGAGACCCTGAATTGCTGCCTAATACGTTTGATGTGTTTAATATTAAGGGCAAGGATGACAGCATAAAGGGGTCAAGTTTGATGTTCCGTCCTGCTGGCGGTTCTGTTAATGGAGTTCACCCTCATATTGTGATTGTTGATGATCCTATGGATTTGATTGATAGGCAAAGTCCTGCGGTGCGTGCAGGGAAAGAGATGTGGTTTGATACGCTAACTCCATTGTTGACGCCGTTTGAATATGAAGGTCATAAGTTAAAATTTTTGTTAGTAATTGCGACACGTTGGCACTTGTCGGATCTGATTTCTTATATTTTAAAGAAGGATAGTCAAAAGGTTGTAGAATCTGATAAATTTGATATTGAGATTGAAAGTATATATGATTATGATGGAAATCCATCGTATCCTGATTTTTTCCCAGAAGAAGAAATAAGGCAAGTAAAGTCTGAAATATCAGATATTTTCTTTGCTTGCCAATATCTCAATAACCCCTTGCCAGAGGGGATACAGGTTTTTGATAAGAATAAGATGTGGTTCTTTGATCCTGCTATGTTAAATTTAAAGAACGGTCAAAATGCCTGTTTTCTTGATCCATCGAAGGGGAAGGCTGAGAGTGATTATCCTGCGGTAATTTGGGTGAATTATAATGATGGTGTTGTTCGGGTATTTGATGCTATTGATAAGTTGATAATGCTTGATGCCATGTTAAAATTAATTGCAAAAAAGAACGATATTTACAAAATTCCCTTGCTTTTATTTGAGGACAATGGTACTATGTTATTGGATCAAAACATTGTAAGGGCGCACAAGGAGATCGCTCCGAAGCTAAAAATCAAGGTTCAGGGCATACATGAGGGCAGGAATAAGGATGAGCGTATTATAAACATGCAGCCTAATTTGTATAATGGTAGTGTGCAGTTTAGAATGGATTACAAGAAAGTGTATCCCGAAGCGATGAATCAAGTTTTCTTTTATCCGGCTTGGGGGTTTGTCGACTATCCGGATGTTGTTGAAAAGGCAGTTAGTTATTTTCTTAAGCCCAAGTTTGAGTTTAGGCGGTATGAGAAATTACATTAAAAAAGGAGAAAAAATAAATGTCGCTTAAAAAAGTTTATTGTTGTGATATGTGTTATAATGAAATCGCAAATCCAGTTGAATCATTCGGGGTGTTTTATCGTGGAAGCATTGTTTTGGGTAGTTATAGTGATACAGATAACTGTCATGTTTGTGATAAGTGCGTAAAACAGCTTAAAAGACAATTGGGTGCCGAAAAGGATAAAGGAGGGTTAAATGGACAACGATTTATTGAGATATCCAATATTGGTATTTAATCGTAGTTTGTGCGAGACATTAAAATACAAAAGAGAGGTAGCACTTCCAAAAATAATTTGGCGGTGTAATGGAGAGGATATGACACCAAATGATATTGAAATATTGATTCATTGCCATGTTTCATCACAGGTACATCCAAGATATGATGCGCCTGCTGTAAGGGCGACATTGGAGAAATTTGAGGAAGTCGGGCTTATTGAGAAGGCTGAGGGTGCTACGTATTATCGTACAACAGAGATGGGGGATGCATATGTAAGGGTTTTGTGTTCAACACCTTTGCCAACACGAAGGTGGGTAGATCAAAATGGAAATCCAATCGACTTGGGTTTATGATAAAAAAAGTACTTGACATATATTTGTAATTAGTTATATATAGATTGATCTTGCTTTTTTCTTTTTGTGATAAGGACACAATAAAACCTTTTCCGCTGAATACTGCGACAGTGTATTTCCGTTTACCCTCACGATACGAGGGTAAATTGAATTTTTTGGAGAATTGATTGAGCGAAGTAGTAGATAATTCTTTAAGCATAATCGCAACACGCCGAGATGCAACTTTAGATAAATACGATGCTGTTTACCGCATGATTGAAGATTCCTACTTGGGAGGCTTGAATTATTATAACGGTGGATATTTAGACCAGCACCCAAAAGAGTCTGACAAGGCTTTTGAGGCTCGTCATTTAATGTCGACGTATTATAATAGCATTGCGCCGTTGGTTGACATGTTGACTGGTTTCCTTTATTCAAACCAGCCGAACCGGGTTGATATTCCAAATACAGTTTTTTTTGATAATGCTTCCGGTGGATTAAATTTCAGTGAAGTAATGAAAATAATCTGCAAATATAGTTTGTTGATGCCTCTTGGTATTTTGATTGACAATCCTGTTTTCGATACCGAAGAAATTAAGTCGAAACGTGATGAGGTTGTTAATAATATAAATCCGTTTATAGTCATTTATAAGCCATATCAAATTCGGGATTTTCATTATATTGACGGTGAGTTACAATGGGTGTTGCTGGATAATACGTATGTTGATAAGTCTGATTATTTGCAAAAAGAGGTCGGGGTTGTTGAATATCGATTATGGACGAAAAGTGAGTTTATTGATTATCGGATTGATGGGAAAGAAAAAGGATTTTCGGTTTCTGAAATCGGCGGGCAAGAACATAATCTGGGTGAAGTGCCTTTCCGTATGTGTAATTGGCAAGATGATAATAACGATTTTGTAGGCGAATCTTTTTTTGAAGACCCGTGTTGGATTGCAAAAAAGATTTATAATTATATGTCATATCAAGATGAAATGCTGGCTTCGGGGACATTTAAGATGTTGTCTTATCCTACTCCGGACGGTGAAGTGCCGGATGCGTTACTCAAAGGCGGTGTTGGTTCATTAAGTTTGTTACCGTATGATGCAACATCAACACATGAACCGAAGTTTATAGGTGCTGAATTATCTGAAATGGCAGCTTTTTTATCGGCGTTGATGTTTTGTTACGAACAGTTGATGTCTTATTTTGGTCTTGAAGTTGAGGAAAACAAGGGGATTGCACAGTCAGGTGTAGCAAAAGAATTGAATTTTGAAAAAGTAAAATCAATTTTAAGCAATGGCGCAACATCACTTGAAAAGACAGAAAGCTGGATATTTGAGACAGCGGCATTGTGGACAGGTGGGTCTTCGGATTTCGGGGTCACATATAATAAAGACTTTCTTAAAAAAGATATTGATGAGAAAATAAAGCGTTATATGGAATTGAAACTATTAAGACCATATAGGCTATTAAACATAATGTTAGACAAACTGATTGTAAGTGCTTCTTTGTCGGGGGACATTGAGCCGGATGAGTTGGAAAATATAATAAGCGAGATTGAATTAAGCAAGGGGGTTGTAAATGTTGATAAGAAGGATTGAGCAAATATTTCCAATTGGATTTGATTTGCAAGTATTTGCTGAAGGTGAAGGAGAAGGCGGTGGAGGAGGCGGAACAAGTGATGTTTTTAACTATTCTGGTGAGTTTGAGACTATTGTTGATCCGTTGACAAGCACTGATGTGAAAGTGCCAAAAGAGCTTGTCGGCTTGTTGGGGCATATCCGAACGACCGAGAGGAATGCAACGAAAAAGAAAACAGATGAAGAGCTCAAAACTTTACTTAGCGAATTGGAGGCGTCAAAGGGCGATAATGCTGCTATAGCTGCAAAACTCCAAGAAATTGAGGACTTGAATTTAACGGCGGAGCAACGAGCTACTAAGAAATTTCAGGCTACGATAAAGGGTCTGGAAGAAGCTAACGAAGCAGAAAAAGCGAAGACAGATGCTTACCGCAAGAAATTTGAGGACAAACTAATTCTTACAGATGTTTTTGCATCATTCGATACGATAACTCAACCTTTGTGTAATGCGCAGAATACGGCAGATTTATTTATCCGAGAAGGTCAGGCAAAAGCGGTTGAGGTGCTGAATGAAGATGGAGAAGGTTCAGGGGTTTATGAAACTCGACTATCTTTGACAATAAAAGAAAAAGACGAAAGTAAACAATACGAAGGTACGGCGAGTGAGTTATTTGAGAAGTGGGTAAAGCAATCACATAATATATATCAGATACAAAGTACTGCAATCCCTGGTG